CGCGCCATTATCTCTCGTTGATACACCTGCTTCTTTGATTTTTGGGCGGCGTCATTGGAAGTCGCATCGATGCGATGCACCAATCGAGCACAGTTTGTTATTCCGGTGAAATTTATCAAATCATCCACTTCTTTTTGAGAGAAATTCTGGAAAATTAGGATGACTTCACTGGGAGCATGGGATGAAATGAACCGTTCTAATTCATCGTATGTGGTGGGCGTGTGCATGATTTCGGTTTCTGCTTCAAACACGCTGGACCGTCCTGTGAAAACGTCGATGTTGGCCATGCCGATTATGTTTTTGGCGCGCATTCGTTCAATGCAAATGCATGCCACGCAATTCGAGAGCGCGGCGGATTCGCTGGTGAAAAATGTGCCTGGCGAATAAATGCCGCTCAAAGCGCGTTCCTCCTTGATTTGCGCGTTTTGGGAATGCACAACTGCGGTGTATCCGGCTTCTTGCAGGCGGTTTAAATACTTTTCAAGACTGTAATCACGAAAGCCGGCCATCATGACACCGGGTGCTTTATTGGCACAGGCCAATTCGCATGTACGGCAGAATTCATCGATGTTTGCGCGGTCATTGATTTCTCCGTAGCATTCATAAAACGCGCCAACCTGCATGAGGAGGAACGTTTTTGGGCCATATTTTGCAATTGCTTCTTTACTTAGCCGCAGGTATTCCTTAATTAATGACATTTGTGTATTGAATATCAAAATGGTGGTTTGATATACGAAGGTTAAATATTCATGAATTTCTCTCTTTAAATGTATTTCGATTTGTGTTTTGCAACAATCAATCAATGTCATCGTTTGCGAGTGTGTCGACCGCGGCGGTTTCTTGCCTTTGTTCGTCTTGCCTTTGCCTTTTTCTTTGTCCTTGCACCTCCACGAGAAGAAGGAGTTAGTCTCGAGATTGACTGTGATTTTTTCATTGAAGAAGTGCACACCAAATGGTCTGGTATAAATTCATGCAATAACACTTGTAGCAACCTAACAAAAATGTTGAAATACCAGGAGACAACCCGTCTGGATTCAAGCGTGTAGTTTTTACTTGCGTATCCATTTGCAGTTATGATGTAGATGCGTTCTGGACCGATGGTTGTAAACATGCTTTTCAATAAATTCAAACGACCTCTTTCGGGTTCTGCAACAATGTAATCTGAAAAAAGATATTTCGCGTATTGTTGGATCCATTTATCGGTTGCATGATCTGGGTTTTTTGGAAAATCCATTCCATTGAACTGACTGAGCAACATGTCAAAGTCAAAAAAATAAAGACGGGTGCATTTGGTTTGTTCCTCATTTGCAATGATTGCATCAATTATATTTGGAGTTATTCCGGTTCCTATTGCCGCTGGTTGAACTGTTTGTAGATGCTGTTTGAAATCTTCCGTGAATGTTGTATCATTTTTTTTAAGTGCGGTGTATTCATCTTTTTGTCGTGCGCAGTTCAAAGGTGGCATTTCTCCAGAGTCATTGTGCAATGTTATGTCGGTTGGCAAACACCATATTGAGATTAGATCCAAATTATTCTCATTGGCGATGGTTTGAACATCAATGATATTGTAGTAGTCATCATCAAAAAACAAGTTTGTTGAAGGTTGCAACACAGAAGTGTTGAACATTGGTCCATACATTGCACGTTCTGGAATTGGCCATGGTTTTGAACCTGGGCCAACTGTTGTCATTTTATATAAATTTGTGGTATATTATTTTTTGAAATTATGCATTCACGGTGTTCTCATCGGATTTCATGAAGTTGTGAAGCATGACGTGCTTGTTTGTGTTATTGACTTCTCCAGTCATTTTTGCGGATTCGTATATATTTCGAAGCACATCGGGTGGTGCATCGGACCCCACTTTGATGAGTCCGTGGTCATGCAAGTACTTGCGTATTTCAACAATGGATTCGCGTCGCAATATACCGTGTTCTTCTTGAATGCGACGACGCGTGTCGCTGTTTTTTATCAGAACTCCAACCACTTTGCCATTCGGGGTTTTACCCAGTTTGTATTTTTTAGTAATTGTTTGTTTGATTTCTTTTTTGATTTTGGTTGGTTGTATTGCACCAGCATGTTGTGCAGTTTCATTTGTTTCATTGCTGACAAGTGTAGTTGATGATGCACTTGCGGCATTTTGTTCTTGACGCATGAGGTGGTTATTTGCCTGAATTTCTCTCAACTTTCGTTGTCTTTCTTGGATAATTGGGTCAACATTTTGAGGTTCTGTGGACACGGTGTGTCCGAACAACGGTTTTTTTAGTGTGGTGTTGTGATTGTTTTGCAACTGCACATTTTGATTGCGATGATATGTTCGATAGGTTGGTTTGTTTCCACCACGCAAACACCCATAAGGAACGTCTTTGAATTCAAATTTTGGAAAGGCTTGACTGGGTTGCTGGAAAGGTTCAGCCAATGGTGGTTGAATTTGAATTTGGTCCGACGTGTTTTGAGAGAAATTCGGAGAAATAATAGGTGCGATGGATTCTGTCATTGTAGGTGTAGGTACTGTCATTGTAGGTACTGTCGTTGTAGGTACTGTCGTTGTAGGTACTGTCATTGTGGGCGCTGTCATTGTGGGCATTGTCGTTGTAGGCGCTGTCATTGTGGGCGCTGTCATTGTGGGCATTGTCGTTGTAGGCGCTGTCATTGTGGGCATTGGTTGCAATTCTGGAGGCAATACGAGCGACACTTCTTGCATTATTGCAGGCTGTTGCTGCATCATTGCAGGCTGTTGTTGCATCATGGATCCAGGTTGTTGCATTTTTGATTTGGACGACGATTTATGAGTTGGTTTTTTGTTTTGTTTTCGTGCCATGAGTTGTTCCAAGTAACTGGTGGACATTTTGAATTGATTTGCCAAATCTTTGTCATCTGCATTTGGAGTGCCCCCTTGTTGTGGTGTCTCTTCATGACGCTGTTGGTGTTCCTTTATTTTTTTAAGCAAGTTTTGTTTCAATGTGCTAGGACGAATGAGCGCAGCAGGGGGTTTCACCTTTCTCTGTCGTTTCAATGTCGTGTTATTCGCCGAACCACCAAGCAAGTTGCCATGATCAATCACTATTTGTTTTTTAGAAGAACTCATGTATCACGAACTGACTCAATAGATTCAATATATTCTAAACCACAAAATATTTTAGAATATATACCACATTGCCATGTCATAAATACATTGTCGCTAATGCAGGTGTTTTCTCCTCTTTTCGTTGTTTGACTTCTTCGTTGGAAATGAAAAGTGCCATTCCCTTTTCCAAATCATCATGCGTCAACCGCCGTTTTTCTCGCGAATTGCAAAACACACGCCGTCCGTGCACAATTTTCACGCGTGAAAGCAGCGTTTCCATGTCGCGCCCGAAGCATTTAAAGTAGCACATGTTTTCTTCAAACCAAGGCAAACGAACCGGTTCATGCAACTGCCACCCACAGTCGTGCACCTTTTTTTCGTATATTTTTGCAAGCTGCGCTGGCGTGTAGTCATCAATTTTGAACCGCCACGTGAATCGAGAATTTAATCCAGGATTGAAACTGAAAAAACACTCGTTCAAATCCTTTTCATATCCTGCAATAATGACCATCAAATCGGATTTGTGGTCGCTGAGCGCTTCGCACAGCGTGTCAATGCACTCCTTGGAAAAGGAGTCGCGTTTTTCAGGATTGCCCAGCGCATATGCTTCATCAATGAAAAGCACGCCACCCAAACAGTCCTTTATGACGTCTGCTGTTTTGATGGCAGTTTGTCCTAAATATCCGGCAATCAAATCAGCTCGGGTAACCTTTTTGAATTTGCTCTTTCTTAAAACACCCATTCGAGAGAAAATGCTGCCAATTAATTTGGCAACTTCTGTTTTGCCAGTGCCGGGAGGTCCATAGATGACAGTGTGCATGTAGTCATTGAATGCACCCCCGCATGTCTTTTTGGTTTTATCAGCAGCATTGGGCTCATTCAAATGCAAGCCCTGCAAAAAGTATATGACCTGGTCCACAACATTTTCCTTCAAAGTGTCCATACCGACCATTTCGTCCAATTTGCGCAAAGGTTCCGAAATGCGATGCAATGCACGCATATTTATGTTGTATTCTATGTTCTCAACCACCGGATGTTTTTCGACAAGTTTCAATAAGTCAGAAATGCAAGTGATTTCGCAACATATTTCGACACGTTCCACCACTGGCACAAGCGTCGGAGGTGGTTTTACACGTGGGCCAACAATGTGCGGGCTGTCAAACGATTCAAACCGGTGTTGATGAAATGAATCCATTAGTCAATATTATTGCGTTTTTTATAGTTATTAGATGATGCAACGTGTGTTTTTATATTGTTTACAATAAACAAACAAACATTAAAGTTCACATTGCATTTTTTTTGATTGAAGTCAAGATAAGATAAATTGGACGTGGAGGAACAATATTGCGCCAAACTTTAACAGCAATTGGATACAACCATATGTGTTGAACAACTTTTGTAATGATGGGCATTTGCATTACTGCAATATAAATATTTATTTTTATTGTACGCATGTTGATTGTTTGAAAAATCAATTTAAAAGCAAAAATTGATTTGATTATTAGCAAGTCCAACGACCCTCATATTCGGAACATCGTATTCAATGACACAAGAAGTCAAAGAGAGCATTGTGAATGCAATTGGCCAGTATGTAGAGGAGCCGTGGGACATGATTGGAACGTATTTTGAAAATGGACACTTGGAGCGTTTGGTGCGACATCAGTTGGAATCATACAATGAATTTGTGTCCAATCAAATTGAGCGCACAATTGACATGTTCAACCCAGTGAACATTGCGTCGGACCAAGACTACGACCGTCAGCTGAAAAAACATCGCATGGAAATAGTAATAGAATTCAAAAATTTTAACATATATCGTCCACAGATATACGAGAACACCGGAGCAACCAAACTCATGTTTCCACAGGAAGCCAGACTGCGAAATTTCACGTATGCATCATCCATGACAGTGGATGTGAAAATACAAATCATTGTGCGCACAGGCAACGAGTTAGAAAATGTGCAAAATCATCACAAAATGCTACCCAAAATTCCGATTGGTAAGCTGCCGATTATGCTGAAGTCGAACATTTGTGTGCTGAAGCAGTGCCTGCATATGAGCCATCAAGTGACTGGCGAATGCAAACACGATGCGGGTGGCTACTTCATCATGCACGGCAGTGAAAAAACGGTATTGGGACAGGAGCGTGCAGCAGAAAACCGTGTCTATTGTTTCAATGTGTCAAAGGGAAACACGAAGTGGAACTGGTTGGCGGAAATCAAATCGGTCCCGGACTTTAAGTGCATTTCTCCGAAGCAAATCAACATGATGGTGGCAAACAAAAACAACGGGTTTGGGTTCCCGATTTATGTTCAAATTCCGCGGATCAAGCAACCAATTCCACTCTTTGTGGTGTTCAGGGCACTTGGCATAACAACCGATCGTGAAATATGCGAGATTATACTGTTGGATTTGGAAAAAGCAGAACCGGCTGCACTTGAAGCGTTGCAGGGGTCCATCATTGATGCAAATTCCATTCTCACGCAAGAAGATGCGCTGAAAATCGTGACGAGTCATGTCATGTACACGCCCATCAACATGGACAAAGAGTCGGGTGCACGAAAGAAGCGCGACTTTGCAGTTGAAATTCTAAAGAATGATTTGTTTCCACACTGCAGCACAGAAAAACAACGCATGTATTTCCTAGGATACATGGCAAACCGATTGATTCACGCAAGCATTGGCAGCGATGCAAATCGTCAGGATGACCGTGATTCATACGTGAATAAACGTGTTGACACTACGGGAACCCTGTTGAACAACTTGTTTCGCAATTATTTCAACAAACTTGTGAAAGACATGATCAAACAAGTTGTGCGCGAAATCAACACTGGTTCGTGGCGGTCAACCGACGACTTCTTGAGCATCATCAACAGCACAAACATCTACAAAATCGTCAAATCATCAACGATTGAAAATGGGCTCAAGCGTGCACTCTCAACTGGTGATTTTGGAATAAAGAATGTCAGCACGGCGAAAGTGGGCGTGGCTCAAGTGCTGAATCGTCTGACTTACATTTCCAGTCTGAGTCATTTGCGGCGAATCAACACGCCGATTGACAAGAGTGGAAAGCTGATTCCGCCTCGTAAGCTTCACAACACCACATGGGGATTCCTGTGCCCAGCTGAAACACCGGAAGGTGGAAGCGTTGGCGTGGTAAAGAACATCAGCTACATGACGCATGTGACAACAATCAGCAACTCAGACAACATTCGAGAGCAGATAAAGGCGTTTATCATTCCCATAGAAACAGCAACACACGCCGAAATGGAAGGGAATGTCAAGGTGTTTGTGAATGGAGCCTGGATTGGCATGACCATCGATGCAGAGCTGTTGTATAATACATTCAAAGACAAGAAAACGCGCGGCATCATCAATGTTTACACGTCGGTGGTTTTCAACTACAAGACACAAGAAATTCGCATATGCACTGATGCAGGGAGAATAACGCGTCCAGTGTTGCGCGTAAATGGAAAAACGGGAGGTCTTTATATCACCCGCGACATTATTCAGCGCTTGCGAAACAAGGAAATCGGATGGGATGATTTGTTGACAGATTTGAAAATTGACAATGCAGTGATCGAATACATTGACCCAGAAGAACAGAACCACTGCATGATTGCAATGAAACCGTCGGATTTGTACATGCCTCGCGATGATGCATTCAAATACAAATACACGCACTGCGAAATTCATCCCAGCACCATCTTTGGTGTAATTGCTTCTTGCATTCCGTTTCCTGAGCACAACCAGTCGCCAAGAAACACATATCAATCTGCTATGGCCAAGCAAGCCATGGGCATGTATGTGACCAATTTTGACAAGCGCATGGACAAAACGGCATACGTCATGACGTATCCGGCGCGTCCGCTGGTGGATACGCGTGTCATGGGCATGATCAAGTTGGATAAGATTCCATCTGGTGGACCTGTCATCGTGGCAATCATGACGCATACGGGCTACAATCAGGAGGACAGTGTGTTGATGAACCAGGGCTCCATTGACCGCGGGCTGTTTCAGACGGTCATTTACCACACTGAAAAGGACGAGGACAAGAAAATTAACGGAGATGAGGAGGTGCGATGCAAGCCGGACCCTGCCAAGACAAAGGGCATGAAGTTTGGAAACTATGAAAAAGTGAATGCCAAAGGTGTCATGCCGGAAAACACGCTGGTGGAAAATCGCGACATCATCATTGCAAAAGTGGTTCCCATCAATCGCAATGACCCGACTAAAGTGCTGAAGTTTGAGGATCAGAGTCGAGCGTATCGCACACAAGAAGAATCTTACATTGACCGCAACTTCTTGGAGCGCAATGGTGAAGGGTATTGCATATGCAAAGTGAAAGTGCGCACACTGAGAAAGCCGGTCATTGGAGACAAATTCAGCTCGCGCCACGGGCAGAAAGGCACGCTGGGCAACATCATTCCGGAGCGCGACATGCCTTTCACTGCACAAGGGCTGAGACCGGACATCATCATCAATCCGCATGCAATTCCGTCGCGCATGACGATTGGACAACTGAAAGAGACGCTGCTGGGCATGGTTTTAGTGGAGCTGGGACTATTCGGGGATGGCACATCGTTTGGTGAACTGGACATTGAAACCATTCGCAAAGAGTTGTTGAAGTTGGGATACGAGTGCAATGGCAATCAGCTGATGTACAATGGGCTGACGGGAGAGCAGATTGAAACCAGCGTGTTTATTGGGCCTGCATTCTACCAGCGCCTGAAGCACATGGTGAATGACAAACAGCACAGCCGGTCGATTGGTCCCATGGTGAACCTGACCCGACAGCCGGCAGAGGGACGCAGTCGAGATGGTGGTCATCGTTTTGGTGAAATGGAGCGCGACAGCATGGTTGCTCACGGGGCGTGTCGATTCACCCGAGGTCGCATGTATGATTCATCCGATAAATACCAGGTGTTCGTGTGCAAGTGTTGCGGCATGATAGCTGCGGTGAATGAACGAATGGGAATACACTGTTGCCATATGTGTGAAAATCGCACGGAATTTGCGTATGTTGAGATTCCGTATGCATGCAAGCTCCTGTTTCAAGAATTGCAGACAATGAACATTGCTCCGCGCATCATGACCGAGTGAAGAAAAGTAAACATCATGCGCAAAATAATATAATTATATTGCAAAATGTATATACTAATATTTTTATTCGAATGAACAAACATTCAAAAAGCAGTGCGGACAAGTTAAAATATGATGGCACGAAAATACCATCCAACTTAGACAATCCATTTGATAGTTTAATGATGTATTTGGGACATAACAGTCTACCCATGCTGAAATATCTTAATTTCACGCCAAACGCACTAACATTGACCGGTGGAATGTTTATGATTTTTAGCATTTCATTTATTTTAACATATAGGTTTACACATGCAGCATTGTTCTATGCGATTGCATATTGGTTTGATTGCGTGGATGGACAATATGCACGGCATTATGGTCTTACATCAAAGGGTGGGGAAAAATTGGATCATTTTGTGGATGCAGTTAGAAACATTTTAACTTGCATTTCAATCTATATCATAAAGATAACCACTTTTAAAAAGATTGTATTTGCGATGTTTTATGCATTTTTCACATTAACCAATGCATACGCGACGAATTGCACTCAAAATTATTATTTTATGAATTCAAAAACAAATGACAAATATCACATGAAAGACCAAATGACGTTTTGCAAACATCAACCGGGTCAACAATTGAAATATGTTCGCTTCTTTGGTTCTGGAACAAAGATATTGTTCATTATTATATTTTTGCTTTATTTGAGTTTGACTTCTAAATGAATAATTGCACACGATGGTGCACCATTCACACAACAATTGCCCCCTTGTTTTTTTTTTGATTTTATTATATCAAATATATTATATATAGCAATTATAAACTAACCTAATTACAACTCAATGTCAACATCAATTGGATATAGTTCTGCTTTAGATGGCGTGTCTCGCAATCCAAACTCGTTTGTGTCTCCGGTTGGAAAACCCAGCAACTTGGGTGGTGGATACAATGGATACTCTCCCGCACTGTTGGGTGGTGGTGCAGGAACTCATGGCGGAAGTGGCATGGAAGGTGGAAATGAACGCAGTATGGACCGTCTTATATTAAGGCAAGCGTGGAATGGTCAATACGGGTCTGGAGAAGTGAACGGTCGCAAGCCGTCTTGCACTCCTTTTCGATTGGTGAACAACGCGGGAGACTATTTAAGCCGACAGAATTATGTGTCTGGAGGTTCGGACCAGGTGCAAGGCAGAATTCGCAGTTCAGTATATGGTGCATGGAAGCTGTTTGCTGGTCATGTTCAGGCAACCAACGATGGAACCGGCATTCCATCTTCAACGTGCAATGTGAAATACGTGTATGACGGTTCGGACTACACCACATTTAAGAAGAATCAAGCGATTAACCGCACTTACAATGATTTTTCATTTGGAGGAAATGCAAGCAGTGCAGCTCAAAGCGCATGGCGACGCGTGCGCAGATATTAAAATCTGCGAATTTTGAAATGATGTGAATTTGCGAATTATATTAATTGTGTTTAACAATTCATATAACTGTATTATATAAGCATTAATACAAATCACGAAACATGGTTAAATTGGTTTACAATCCACCTATAAAGGCAGCGTTCAGTGGTCCTCCAGATCAAGGCATCCTAATTAAGCAGGCCGACAACAACGCGGTGCTGTCTGGTCCAGCAGCGATGCCATCAAAGTATTATCCAAGCGACGGCGGAAACGATTTTGCAATGGGACGGTCAGTGTATGTTCGCACTTTAGGCGGAGCAAACTATGCAAGTCCATTCAACAGCGCTTACTGTCAGGGTGGCTTCAAGAAATGGGCGACTCAAAATCATGACACGGAACTTTATATAGAGAGAAAACGCAATAATGCAATTGGCCAATCTTCGCTCAATGCAAAGGGCGGACTGCTTTCATTTAGAAGCAATGACCAAACTATACGATACACACGACTGCAGCGATGCCGTGCGGGTGGCTGCACCGCTCCGCGGAAAAAAGGTGCACTGAACAGCGGATTTCAATCTGGTGGCGGTTCAGTCGTCACCACAACCGGAGGCAATCGACAAATTGTAGTGGGTTCCACTGTCGTCGCCGCATATCAGTGAAATATACTAAAGACTTTTTATTGAATTTATTTAAAAATTGAATTAAATATATGCACATCATTTAACAATTAGACAACACGCCGATATGACCACAGCTGCTGCCGCCTCTGCTGCCATTTTAACTGGAAATGCCAGTGGAACAATTACTGCCATTTACAAATCACGGACCAATTTATTGAAGCTGTTAAAAGCACAGGGATATGATGTGAGTCAATATGAAAATTTTGGGATGAACGAAGTGCATGCCATGAACTCGAACAAACAACTTGACATGCTGGTTGTCAAAGAGTCTGGTCAAAAGGCATACGTGAAATACCATTTGGGAAAGCCTTTGCGTCGTGACAACATTGTGGAGTGTGTTGAAGATTTGTACAATTTAGAAAAAACATTGACAAAACAAGATTCGCTCATTATTGTCATGAAAGGTGAAATGAACGACACCAACATTTCCGTGTTGAATCAAATTTGGGAACAGGAAGGCATTCACATTGTGATATTCAGTCTGGATCGGTTGCAATTCAACATATTGGAACACAGCTACGTTCCCAAACACACCATCCTTACGGAAGAAGAAACACAGGCGATGATGATGCGCTACAATGTGTCAAATGCAGACATGTTGCCGAACATTTCACGCTATGATCCAGTTGCCATGGCAATTGGAATGCGACCAGGACAAGTGTGCTGTATTGAGCGATTCAGCAAAACTGCAGTTAAGACCCCATATTATCGTGTTTGCACGACGAAGTAGTGGGTTATATGAAGTTCAATTAAGAATAAAAATATGTGTTTATAATAATACGTTTTAAACATATTTCGCACCACACTTCAAATTATTTTAATACATTTTTTCAATTATGACCGCGAACAATGCTGAGCTTGATGATATAAAGAACCACTTTCACCTGATCATGGAAAATTATCCAACTGTTTATGCAAACTACAAGATGAATCCGCATTTGCCAAGCGCAATGGTGGCGCATGACAAAATGGAGTCAAATTTGACTGCACTGTATCGTCGCATGTTTGCATTTCAGGCATCAATTGATAAGCAGTTGGAAGAGCACGATACAGGACTGCATGAGTTGACAAACGAGAATTCAAACTTGAACACGATGCTTGCACGAAGAGAACTGAGTTTAGCTTCAACAAATGAAATGAGCAAGAAAAAAACGGTGAGAATGCCGTTGAGAGAATCATTTGAAACTATAACGGGTTTAGCACAAGAAGATACGCCCACACCGAATCAAATTTCCATGGTGGACGATGCGCGCGCAGTTGAAAAATCAACGTACTATTACAGTATTGCACGGGTTATTTATTTGTTGGCGGGAATCAGTGTTATATCTTATTTCATTTTTCAAAGAGTTGGTTCTCCGGAATCCACGATTTTAGCTGATGCAAAGACAAAAGCAATTGAACTAAAGAACAAAGTGGTTCCAACACAAGCACCCATTGAAAATCCATTGAACAAATAAATAATAATCGTGAAATATATTAATAACACACCTCATTTGAAAACATGTCGAACTTGGTTCACAGCTTTGAATCTGAATACAATTACAATGAAACCTTGGCTGCCCAAAACGAGTATTCAATACTGATGCGTAGATCAAGCATGTATGAGTTTATTTTTTTGTTCATTATTGCACTTGTTGTATTGATCATCACAATAAGAAATCTTGCATCTGACACGACAACCACTGCTGGATATGTGATTGCTTGCATAATTCTTCTCATATTTTTTGTAGCCATAGTCATGTATATTATGCAAGGCATTGGCATGATATCATACAGTGGAAGAGGGCATAGGTCTGGCGCTCGACCAATTATTCGCATTCATTATGTTTGAGAGATGTCATTGATAATAATGCAAAAATATAATATAATAATTATATAGTGAACAACGCCACGATATAATTTATTTTCAGTCAAGATTTCGAGACACCATGCAGACCCCGACGTCTAGTCCACCCAGCCAAGATTTAGTGAAAACTCAAGCTAAAGTTTCAACCTTGAACCAGTTGATTGCAAAATACAATCAGCTCTATGCAACTTATTTGCAACAAGTGCAGATTGAATCGAGCAAACAAAATACTCGAAAATATCCATACAACATACAAAATCCGAATGAAATTAAAAACACTCTCACTCCTGCCAATCCATTTCCGTCAAATGGAACTGAAGAAGCATGTTTCAACTCGTGTGTTGAAACAAAAGACTGCATGTATGCATTGTATTCCAATTCAGGTTGTGGCATTGACTGCAATCCGAACAAGTGTTTATTGTATGGCATAAATGCGGGCGGGATTGTTCCTGCAAATGAAGTGTCAAACACTTTATCAGCATGTCCCGCATCAGGAGACTCAACTGACTCTTGGTGCAAAGATTTCAATCACCCTGCCATAAATTCAATCATTCCGGTTCTTGTATTGAGAACTGGCGGAACGGATTGGCGGACATTGGCAATGCAGATGCCAAGCCCCGCCGCAAATGCGGCAGATGCTTCCATGAGTGTAGATTTGACCACAAACTTGCAGGCATGGTGGCCCGATTCTCAATTTTCAGATGTTAATTATGCGCCGCAAAATGAAATCTCATTGCAGTTCCGTTTTTTTGCAGAGTATTGGTTGAATGCATACAACATTATGTCTGGAAACACAACAGTCATTGCAGGACAAGGAGCAATTGGCACATTTACATTTTCAAAATTGACCTCCGTAAGCGCAGCAGATGGAAGCATGTCCTATGTTGGCAACTTTGATGATCAGACCATGTTTTGGAATAGCAAGAATCCATATACGGGTGGAACCGATGCAGGGCTGAAGACAGCTGCAGCACTTGCATCCACAAGTGACTCTGCAAAATTCACTTACAACTATTCTGCATTTGAAAGATCTTCCTGGAAAATTCAAAACAATTTCGATGCAATGGGCGGTCAAATTCCGCCTCAGTTGGCGGGAATGTCGGTTCCAAGTTGGCAATTTTTAGGGTTGCAGGATTCCGCACAGGATTGTCAAAATGCTGCAAACGATGATCCCGACCATGTGTATGATATAGCAGTTTATCACAATGCATCATTTGACAATGGAAACAGTGTGTACTCTCGCGCATGCTACGGACATGTTGCAGGGGCACCTGAGTCGACCATTTCCAATGACCCTTTGAATGACGTTCAAACCATGACTCCGCCGGGCGGGTTCACAAAATTGGCTGGAAGTGCCGGTATTCCCATTTTGAAGCAACTTTACAGTTTGAATCAACAAATTATGGCACTAACTGATGATTTGAAAATATCGAATCAAGATCAAACATCCACAGTTAAAGAAGGGTTTACGCAAAATGTGGAGAATGACAATGTGGATGATTTGAGCAAACAATTGGAAGCGAATTCAGCCAGACTCAAAGAAGAAATTGCTTTGAAAAACCAATTAGATGGTGATGAAGAAAATTCAAAACGGGTATTGTTGTATTCACGAATTAAGTTTGGAGTTGCAATTGTGATTGGTTTATTTCTGGCTTACTTGGCATATCGATTCCTAACAGCAGATGAGTTGCCGACAACAATTGAAAATGAGCTGACATCTGGTTCTTCTGGGTCTGGGGCTGGCGATGCAGGGGCTGGTTATTTAGATGATTCAAATTTGTAGTTATTAACTTTGATTGCATGAGTCAAAAAAATGTAGAAATACAAATAATAATATATTTGTATTTTAATAACAAATAACAAAAATGTCAACCACGGTAAATGCAGGCACCGTTCCTGATATGACAGCCGAAACTGAAACACTAAACCAAAGTGAAAAAGAGTACGACCGAATGATAAGTCAGCAAATGATTTTGCATAAAACCATGATGGATGATATCATGAGAATGACAACTGGAATAAATACAACATACACTTATCCATTGTCCAGTGGGGGCATGTGGGCTGCAGAAAATATAAATGAATACACATGTGCAAACGCTCTTGGCCATAGAGCTGATTTAGGTGGGTATTGCATATTTGATGATGAAAACAATGCAAAAAATGCTTGCAGTTCAGACCCAACATGTCTTGGTTACGTGACAAACAACCCGAATTTCTATCAACTGACAAGAAACCCAGTCGCAAATGATGTAGCAAATGGCAACTTTTACAAAAAAACAATCAATACTACAAATGACACTCTCGAAGAACGCATGAATTCAATTGCTGGACTAGGAAACACTGCGGCATCCATAACTGCATCCAATGCAAATTTGTTTCAAACTGCCCAACAACTTTCAAATAATGGGAGCCAGAACGTGATAACCGCATCAGATTTGGATGGAAAAATAAAAGACGTCCGTGCAAATTTGCAAGACAGTGTGAAACAATACGCGGCATTGATGAATCAGATGCAAGCGCAGAAAGAAGGATTTGCTACCAATCCAAGCATGGATGGAGCATTGGAAGTCAGCGCAATCATGTCTGAAAGTGAAAAATACGCACTCATGTTATTTGGAGTGTGTGCCATTTTTTTGTTTTACAAAACTGTAAAATATTTATGACCTTTTTTTTAAAAATAAAATAAGTTATTATAACAATAGAATTATAATAACCACAAATCAAGGTTCCAATGACGACAAATCCAACTTCTTCTGCGGAAACATTAAGCATGTCTCAACAACAAATGTTGACAAGTGTGCAGAATTTACAAGATGCACAAAAAGGTTTAATGAACAAATTTGCATCTGCGTCCACTCAAGATGAGCGAGAAAGCATCGTGGATGAAATGAACAAAAATGAAGCGCTTCGAACAAGCATACTATCATCAATTGGGTCTGCTTCGCTTGTTTCAAATCAGAACATTGTTAATAAAACAAATCAGTTAAATACTAAGATAGTGTTGCTTCAAGTGGCAAATGATGAATTGAATGCGACTCGAAAAGCGATAGAAGAGATGCAACGCGCACGTGCTGAAAAAGAGCGCGCGATTGAAATTAACACATATTATGGAAAACGTTTTGCGGCGCAAGCAGGTGTTATGAAAATTTTCATTTACATGTGTATTCCTGTTTTGGTTTTAGCCATTTTAGCAAATATGGGATTTGTGCCGAACTACATTTCTGGATTTTTGATAATTGCGATTATTGTTATTGGTGTTGTTTATATTTATAATGCTGTGAGCGACATTAGCCGCCGCGATGATATGAATTTTGATGAATATAAGTGGGATTTTGACCCGTCTCGCGTAGGACCGCTTGATCATCCACATCGCCATCACAAAAAGAAGCCTTCGTCCTCTGACATGTGCGACGTGCAGGGTGATAAATCAGCTGTAAAAGGCACTTCACAAGTGGTTGGCAAAGTTGGCGCGGTGTCAATTGCAAACACCGCTGCACCAACGACTCCCGCCGCTCCATCACAGGTATTCGCAGTGGGACCTGGATATGATTACACACAATGTCAGGCCCCAGAAGTGTGTGCTAAATATGGCGCCCAAGTGGCCACAACTGCTCAGCTGCAAGACGCACAAAACCGTGGAGCAGATTGGTGTTTTACGGGATGGGTTTCTGATTCAAATAATGCCATGTATCCAATTACTACTTCAACTATGGGTGGTTGTGGAAATGGTAGAAGTGGGGTAATTACTTGGACTCCAGGAAACAATCGTGCTGGTGTAAATTGTTATGGTCCGAAACCTGGAGTTAATGACTATTCAAACACTATATTGCCATTTAACCAAAGTGTTTGGAGCCAAAACGAGGGGTTATTGGGAGACTTGACCAAAAAGCCCAGTGTGAGACAACTTCTAGATAGCAAATGTCCAATGAGCATTTCAGAAACCCGAAATGGGGTTGTTTACATAGTAGAACAAAATGAGGCAACAAGAAATAACTATTTGTTCAGTGGATGCACCGATGCAAATACTTGCGACACAGTCAACCCTGACCCAGTGTCTAAAAATTTGATAGACAATATTGGAGCTCCTCCACAGCACTGTGGCAGTTGGGCAATTGGAAATTACACCTTGGACAATGGTTCTGGAAAATGGATTAAAAACTAAGATGCAACCAGTGCAACCACAATTGCAACAGCAACTGCAGAGGCTACAGTTGTAGCATAGAAAATCTTGGACCCACGTTTTTTTGCAAACCCAGTTAAAGTTGTTCGAACGACTCTCAATAAATGCTGGACCGCACATTAAAAAGGCAAATACTGCATGACGTTGTTGTCGTATGCGGTGACTTTGAATGCATCATTATAGCCCTCAACGTACACAGTGTCGCCGTTGTACACGTTGTCGCATCCATATTCGTTCGTGCAGCTGCGCCCTTTCACCGAAATCGGCAGCTTGATAAAGTTGCTCTTCTCGCTGATGGTGTAGAACTGCCACTTGTCGCGGTTTCGGAAAAGAGGCCGACCCATTAGGGGCAAAATTGTTTCTGGACCATTTATCCGCGTCAAAATGCCGACCTGACGATACGTGGAATTCGGAGTGCCTTGCGTGCTGACATTGATTGGCACAACAACGGGTCCGCGAATGTCCAATGCGCTGTCATTGCGCAGCGGTGGAACGTATGGATTCAACAACACATCCTCTTGGGCATTTGAAATCCCATAATTGGGTCTTGATTGAAACATAGATGGATGCGATTCATGATGAAGATGAATGTGCCGTGGCCCATTAGAAGACGAAGCCGGCGAAGATGAAGGTGCTTTCATGAAGAAATACACCACAACCAATGTGAATAAAATTGCCAAAATTGTCATTGACACATTTTCAATGCAGAACACGCCCGGTGGACAACGTCGTGCAACCATGACCGTGATTGTTTAAATTATATGAATTGTCTTGTATATAATTTAAATATATTAAAACAAAGCGGGTCGGTGTTATTGAGATGAGGAGCCAGCCGTGGTGTCCGAACTGCTTAACCCGATTTTGCCAAGCAATCCGTCGATGCCTTTCATGTTGAATTTATCCAAAAATCTCTCGGCAGTCTCCAAGAAGGGCTGCATTGTCTTCATGTTGTCCATGAGAATCTTTTGCTGCTTCATGACTTCTTCGGTGTTCATGCCGCCAATCTTTTGCAAATTGTCGTGCGCTTTCTCAATTTGACCCTTTGAACTTGCAAACGGTGCTGAGCCATCAACGTCATCATCCGAATCTTCATCGTTGTTAAACTTGGCGGGAGCAAGCTTTCCATTCATGCCTTCCTTCTTTTTCTCAGTGCTGGTTGTTTTTGATGCCTTGTTGGTTGGTTTGGGCGATGGCTTGGCACTGGCACTGGGGCT